TTTCTATATTTTGCATCGCTTCTTCCATAAGAGCATTAGCAAGTTCACTATTAGGGTCGTGGCTTTTAATCATAAAATTAGCAGCAACTAAAGCCGTAGTACGAATAACAATATAATCGTAGTTACCTTCTTTGTCTTTCCACGCCTCTTTAGGCATATTAGGGTCAAGCATACTATCAAGGTATCTACTAGCATCAGTTCTGTATTGAGTAACCATAGCAGTAAATTCTTCACCTGCTTCCATTAATTTATCAATAGGATTACTAGCAGAATAATAATAAAGCACATCTTCTGCTGAATTGTAAAACCATTCACCTTCAACATCTAAATCAGTATGTGCTGACTGTGCAGGACCTAAATCTTCCCCATCGGCAAATAATTGAGTTACTAAACCACTATTATGTGCTGCATATTTATTACTTGTAACTTCTTTCCAACCATAAACTGGCTTTTTATTATCAAAAGTATCAAGTTGTGGAAATACTCTTTTTAATTCCTTGTGTGTACAATATATTGGTGCTGCCATTACTTACCTCTCATCTTTCTTCTAACAGACTTTGAATAACTTGCTCTTTGTTTACCTTTTTTACTCGCTGCTCTTTTTTTCCTATTTTCGTAAGCTCTTTGTGAAGGAGTAAGACTATCTCTCACAGACTTAGGTAAATATCTACCTCTTTTAGATTTTGGTTTACTTTTATCTTTTTTAGATATGTAATCCCACTTTTGTGATGTCCATTTTTTTAAGGACTTCTGTGATTTCTTTAAAGCCATTACTTATAGCCTCCACCTTTAGCTTTGTATTGTCTTGCTAACATTTGTGCTTTACGAGCCGACCATTGTCCTGCTCTACCACCTTTTGTTCCAGCAAGTATTTTTCTAAATAACCTTTTTCTCATCGTAGGTTTAGTATAATTACCTGCTTTGTTTACTGTGCTTTTTCTACGTTTTCTTGCCATAATATTACCACATTCTGCAAGACCAATATCTTGCTCTTGTTTTAGGACCAGGCGTAGCACATCTATGTCTTGCTCTAAACGATTTACGTCTAGCAGGACTAGATTTTTTAATTCTCATATTAGGATCACCAAAAGTTACTCTCTTTACTCTACTTCCATCTTTAACAAAGACTTGGAACTTTTTTCTTCCATAACTTGTCTGACCCTTTGTAATACGGCTTGGCTTATTCAAACGAACTGTTCTACCTCTGTATTTAGCCATTTCACTTCTTCTTTCTTCGTTTAGACTTTTTCATCTTTTTCTTTTTATTTTTATACATATAACTTGGCATATTTTCCTCCTATACGAATCCTAATAGTTCTACTTCTGCATTAATTTTACTGTTTACACTTCTTGCTGATATTGTAACAATACCATTTTCTTGGTTGCTCGAATCATTTAGTCCACCACTATGAGCAGAATCATAATTAAAACTTGCTACAAATTCTGCATTAGCAGGACCTGTAAAGTCTAACATTCCTGTTTCATAGTTTATAGTACCTGTTGCTGAACCAACAATATTACCTTTACCATCATCATAAGCAAATGTTGCTTGATTCTTCATTTCAATATAAGTTGCTTTATCAAATACTGTATCATCAGGTAGTAATGCTTCGACTGCACTTTCAATGTCGCCAATAGCAGGTATTCTACCTACACCAAATGGTGTTGTAGCTGAACCTGGAGCAGCCAATAATATTGCACTTGCTCTTGTTCTGTTAGTAGAAGCAAATCTTATATCGCCATTTACAATACTTACAGTAACGCCTTTTTCAAACAAGTTTCCTGCTGTATAGAATTGAGTGTCAAGTGCAGACTGAATCTTGCTTAAAACACCATTATTTCCACCAAATTTAGTATTACTAGCATCTGTTGTAAATGAAAGATTAGTAAATACACTACCACCATCAACTGTTATGTTAAAAGCATACGCTGTTGAAGCTGCAAGTCCTGATTCTGTGTTTGGTGTAATACCTGATAATCCAAACTCTTGATAACCATTATTGTAAAACTTCATAGCAAAAGAACCTTTTACAATACCTGTTGGATATGTTCTGCTTCTACCATAACCAAATAAATTATGTATTTTACATTTACCACTTTCATTAGTTTGTGTATGTGTGTACTTATCAAAATTTGAGTAAGCATTAAAAAATGGCATACGAATAACTGCATCATCAGCGTGTGAAGCAGCAGTAGATCCATACAATCCACGTCTTATAGTCAAAGTATTAGTTGATATAGCAGTTACTTCTATAATTTCATCACCAAGTCTTAATAAATCGCCGACTCTAAAAAAATCTCCATCATCTACGCCTACTGTTGTTACAGTGCTGTTTATACCACTCGAATCATCAACTAACACATTACCTGCTGGTGTTGTAGCAACTGCATATAAGTTACCACTATTAATATCGAATCCACCTTTATTATCAATAGTTTTAGCATTAGCAGCCGAAGCGTCTGCTGCATAACCTACCATATATTGATTTGGTATCACCATATATTCTTCAGCACCTAATAATTGTGTAATTCTTAAATCTTCTGTGTATTGATCTATGTTACTACTATCATTAAATTCATTTATGTGAAATTGTAGTTCAACGCCGACAAGACTATTGTTTTTAATAACAAGTAGTTTTGAACCTTTTAATGCACTAGCATTTGTTTTAGATAGTGTCGCTAGTTCTATAAACCCATCTGTATTGTCTACCTTGTTAATGTTTTGATATACTTCTGTATAATCGTTACTCATAGAGCATAGATAATCTTTGTCCTGCCCTGCTGTTACTGTTAAATTCGCTTCTAATTTTGCCATTTCTTCTCCTATGCTATATGATACTTGACTTGTACCTGAATATTAATATCGTCTGTGTTTGTTTCATTTTCTACAAAACAAGCAATTATTTTACCACTTGTTACACTTGAACTTTGTATTGTTAAATCTATTGATTTAATAACATTTCTATCTACACTTGTTGCTTGTCCATCTGCTAATACTGTTCCATTAGTTAAATTACCATCATTTGTTGTTCCATCTGTTACCATATCATAACTCATTAAATGGACATTAATAGTGCAATCTGTATCTTGGTCTGTTGACACAAGAACTCTACCTGCATCTATAACCATATTGTATGGAACATAAAATAACATACAAGCAAGTTCATCAGTAGTTGCTGTTTTATCTAATGATGTGCTTGGGTCTGTACCACTTCCACCTTGCACCTCTTGTGCTGCACCTGTACCAAATTCAGCCATACCATTAACAGGAACAAAACTATGTATTCCTGCACTACTTGGCACTACTCTATAACCTGTGAAAGTCAATAACTGTGTAGTAGCATTAACAAGTGATGAGCCAACTAAAACTGCATTATTTGATGTATCAACTTTTAGTATACTCGCACCACCTGATTTTTTAACTTGTAGTGTACCTGTAGAATCTGCTAAACCTTTAACGTGTAACTGAGAACGAGTTACTGATAAAGAAGATGCTGTACCTTCACCATCTTCTATTTGTGAAATAGTACCTGAAACACCATTTGTTTCATCTGCTACTTTTAATAAACTTTTATATGTATTTGCTGGACTTTTACCTGCTAAACTTCCCATTATTTATCCTTTTTCTCTTTTGGCTTTTCTTCCATCAATGATTGTACCATTTCCATAGCACCTAATGTTTTTAGTAGTGCAACTTCTAGTTGATCTTTTTGTTTAGTTAATTGTTTTAGTTTTTCTTTTAGATTATCCTGCATCTGAACCTCCTGTTGGGTTGCTTAATGAAAACCAAGAAGTTCCATTACAGTATAGTGTATATCCACCATAACCTACAACTCTTTCATCAGACCCTGTTGTTATAAAAATATCTTGTGAACCACCACCCTCATTGTGTTCTAATTGTATAAAATTTGCTGTATTAGTTTTTACTATGTATAATATTTGTCCTTGTACACCACCTGTAAATCCACCTATGATTACATTATTACTTGATGTATCTACTTCTAATACTGTAGTATCTGATACGTCTACATTGTCTGTAGGTCCTGCCGTAGTAAATGCAGTATGTTTATATGATACAGTACCTTCTACGTCAAGTGTAGTAGTGGGAGCAGTAAGACCTATACCTACATTACCACTAGAATCAATACTAACAAAATCTGATGAGCCTTTGAATCTTAAACTATCATCAGATGCTTTATTGTAAACCTGCCATTTATATACATCATTATCATAAAACTGCACACCACTATTTAAACCACTTCCACTTGTATTAATTCTCGCAAATGTATTTGCATCATCTTGCAACTCTAATAAAGTACTAGGACTTGTAGTACCTATACCTATTTTACTTGAGGCAAATAAATCGCCTGTTATATCTACTGCTCTTTCTCCACCTTTAAATGTAACATAGTTATTAGTACCTTCTGCTATCACTAAATTGTCATCTGCTCTTATATAAATATCATCATCTGATTCTATATACAAATCTTCAGGACTATCTGCATTAGTATATATTTTAGTATCTGCACTTGCAAATTGTATTTTTTTCTCACTTGCTAATAATATATCACCTGTAAGATTAATATTACCTGCTACATCTAATGCTTCAGAAGGACTATTAGTACCTATACCTACTCTAGATTCAGACATATCTATTCTTAATACATCTTCATTATCACTTCTTCTAAATTGAACATCATTAATTGTATCACTTGTTTTAAAATAAAACACATCACCACTATGCCCTATATTCATTATATCTGTTCCACTATCATCACTTAAATTAATTTGTGGAAATGCTGTTCTAAAAAAAGATGCTGTTCCTAAAAATCTTGACGAGCCATCTACATCTAAATTATAACTTGATGCTGCTCTACCTATACCTACATTATTACCATCAAGTGTTAAAGGTGTATTAGTACCATCTGTAAATTGTAATGAGGTAGTGCTATATTCTCGTCTTAATTCAAAATAGCCTTGACTATTTCTTAATTTCAATGAAGCCCTTGAATTTGCAGCACTTCTAACTAAAAGTTCACTATTTACACCTTGTTTGCTTTCTAAAACAAATTGTGGTGTAGTTGATTCTTCTGTAAAACATTTAAGATTACCTTGTATAAATGTGTCTTTGGCTTTTAAATTACCTTTGATTTCAACTTCGCCATCAACACTACCATCAGGTGTAGGCGAGGAAACATTTATTATAGATGCTTCCCCACCCACTTTCAAAGGTTGTTTATCATTAGACAAAGGGTAGCCATCACCTAAAGTAACTTCATTAACTAATCTACCTTCTTTTGTCTTTTGATATGGCATTAATCTACTCGTAACCCTTTAATGAATCCTCTTACTGCTGATCCTACAAAGTTATCTAGTAAATCAATAAAATATGGTTCTACAGTTTTGTTCCATATATTTTTAGTGAATTTCCACTTAGATAGCCCTAAAGTCATAACTTTACCTGCTGTATAACATATTGACTCAACCCAAGCACAAATGTCTTTATTTGGTATCTTTTTGAGGATATATAGTACAATACCTCCACCAGTACCACCCATTAATAAATTTGAATTATTTACTATAAAATCTAACATATTATTTCTCCTTTTTTAAAATAATCTCTAACATATCAACTCTTTTTTTAAGTTGATCAACTTCTTCATCTAACTCATTTGGTTGTTCTACATATTGTAAAACTTTATCTAGTTTGAATTGTTTTTTAATAAGATTGACAACAGCCTTTATTATCATTTTCTGCACTAACATTATCCATTCCCATCTATCAACTCACCCCACAACGAAGTTTTGCCATTTATTATTTGTATAATGTGAACTGTAAATAGTCCACCTCTGTAAAAATCTACTATTGCAAAAGCGTGCGCCCAATTTATACTCCTACCATTGAGCCAGGCATTTGCATCACTACTCATATCTTTCAAACACCCTATACTCCATGCAGACTTAGGTCCATCTAAATGAGTAGCAGACATTTGTTGAATATCGTGCCAATGTCCATACATAATATTTGCACCAAGTTTTCGCAAATGATTACTTGTATGGTACTGACCACCATATTCGTGTCCATGATATAAGTATAATTTACCTAATTTTAACTTTTTACCAAAGGGAATATACTTATAACCTCTACCTTTTAAGTCTACAGCATTTGCAAACTTATATTGTGGTATATAAGGATATTTCTCAACTGCCATATTACACCAATTATCGTGATTACCTTCAGTAAAGTATTTTTCTTCACAATTAACTTTATCTAAAGATTCATCAATTTGGTCCATACCAGCATTGACATCTTTTACATCTTTTTCAAAATCTTTTATTAAGAACTCCAGAGGTGGAGCTTTTTTACGTTTATATTTCCAAGCTGAAAACGCTTCCCATTCACCTATATCGCCCAAATCAACATAAGCGTCAGGTTTGACTATTTCTATAGTCTTTTTTAGGACATTTATGGAAGGTTGGTCGTGTAGAGGAAAGTGTTTATCAGGCGTTACGATTACTCTCTTAACTACACCTTTACTCATCTACTTTATCTCGCTTTTTATTTGTTTAATTCTATACATAAAATAAGCAATAAGTACGATCATATATCCCACTTCCACTACTGGACTAAATACGTCTGCCCAGTTTACTATATAGCCACTTAAACCAAGTCCACCAACTTTTAGACTGTCAATGTCCACTTGCCACCTCTTTTACTCTATTACTTAATTCTTTTGCTCTATTAGGTGTTTGTTTTGCCCATAAACTATCTAGCATTTCTACCGATGCTTCTTCCCATCGTTTATCTTGTAAGTATGCTAATGTTTTTTTGAACTTTGAAACGCCTGTAACACCTAATTGATAACACATTTCCATTACGACATCTTTAATTTCTTGTGGCATATACTTGTACCAACTAAACTTTAAATTAACGCTATCTTCTAATGCCTGTAATTTTCTCTCTAAGATAATGTCGCATATATCTCTATCTAATTCTAAATCTTTTATTGCAAAGCCGTAGCCTATAGTATCTATACCTAAACTGTCTTTATAGACTATACCTACATAACCTTCGTGTTGTTTTATACTTTCAATTAATGACATATTATTCCTCTAAAAAGAGGGTGGCACAAAACCACCCTCTGATTATTATCTACTTAGTCTATACTATACGTTTTTAGATAAACCAATGATTCTTCTGTCACCAGCAGTAGCAGAGTTTCTAACTGCACAACCATAAATAGCATCTACAGTAATTAAGTCAGAAAGTTCTGTGTGTTGGTAAGACTGTTGTACTCTAGGTGATTGAGAAGCAGCATAGTATAATGCTGAATTATGAATACAGAATCCTCTAAGAATATCATCATTAGTTGAACCATCTGTATCAAAACCAGTCCAAGCTGTTACACCTTTATCTGCATCAGCAGATACAGAACCTACATCTAAGTAAGGACTTTGTGTAACTACTACGTTCATACCTAGTATGTTACCTGCAACACCTGTAGAAGCAAAGTCAGCACCTAATGGTCCTGCTGTACCTCTTACAAAACCAGCAGCAGAATCTAAAGCAGCTAAAGAAGCGTATAAAGTAGGACTTAAAACCATTGTCCAACCTTCTGTACTTCCTGTTTCAAGAATTACTGCTTTAAATATATCATCAATGTTGCCTGATGCAAGAGCATCACCAACTTCAATCATATCAACTGTATCTTGTGTAGCACCACTTGCTGAGCCGTGAGCTGTAGTTAAATTATCAACTATTTTATACATTAAGTAGTTGTCTACACCTCTACCGATAGCATAAGCTAATTGGTCAGAATACATATTAAATAAATTGTATGATGACTGTGCTTTAAGTGCATCAGGTATCCATAAAGAAGTTACTTTATGTTGGTCTATTGTTAATGCAGTTTCAGTTGATACCATTGAACCATCTGAAGTAACGTCAGATGCTATAGGTGTACCTTGTGCAACATCGCCAAGTGGTGTAACACCAATGTGTGGTAAATGGATTTTGTCTGTTCCATTAGCTTCTGATGATAAATCATTAGCTAAAGGTAACATAACTGTGTTTGTTCTAAATTTATCAAGAATTGCTTGACCCCACACTTCAGGTACAAACTCTTGACCTACTGAATTAGCTGCAGCAGCAGATGCACCACCTTGCAGCATATTAATGTCTAATGGATCACTTATGTTTGCCATTTAAAATCTCCTAACTATTTTTTAGCAAAAGACTTTACGATGTCGCTCCAATTTCTTTCTTTATCCTTGTTTGACATTTTATGCCATTCTTCAGACATTGTCTTACCTTTAACAGTTGCCCTAACATTAGGTTCTGTAGGTGTTTTTGAATTTAGTTGCGATACCATAAACTCTAATACATCTAAATCTTTATCTTTGAATTGTTCACGCTGATCTTCAGGTATTTGTTCTAATAAGGTAGTTTTTCTATCAGTAAGTATTGCTTCGTATTTTTCTTTATAAGGATTGAGTTCATTTACTTGTGCTTCAAATTTTTCAGCCAAAGTTTTAAATTCCTCTTTTTCCTTTAACTTAGCATTTTCTTGCTGTTCTAACTGCTTTTGTAGTTCAGATAACTTAGATTCAGCTTCTTGCGCTCTTTTTCTATACTTCTTGCTTTCTGCTATGTACTCATTCTGAGCTGGTTCTTGAGTTACATTCTCTGTACCACTATCCACTTCTGTTTCATTTGATACTTTTGTTTCTTCGGACATACTGCCCTCCTATATGTTGTGTTTTTTAAACTTCAAAATACAATATCTTGCATTTGTCATATATCGTAACTTAAATTAGAAAGGTATTAAAATGCAAGTTTTAAATAATTATAAACAAAAATGGTTTGATTTTTTAGGCTACGAGCCACACGAGGGTCAGCGTAAATTGCATTTTCCTACTAAAGATTCTGCTAGGTTTTTTGTAATGGTTTGTGGGAGGCGTTTCGGGAAGACTACGGCATCGGCAATGGAAGCGACATTCTACGCCTCCCAGCCGAATCAGCGTATATGGCTAGTTGGTCTTTCCTATGATAAAGCCGACTTGATGTTCAGAGAAGTATGGGATAAAATGGTAAAAGGACATCAAAACGATATTATCAAGGCTTCTGAGAAAGAAAGATATATCAAATTCAAATGGGGAACAGTAGTTGAGGCAAAATCTGCTGATAACCCTGATTCACTTGTAGGTGAAGGTTTAGATCTACTAATCATAGATGAGGCAGCTAAAGTAAGACCTAGAATTTGGGATATGTATTTATCTCCCACATTATCTGACAGAAAAGGAAAGGCGATATTTATCTCAACGCCAGAAGGGTTTAATTGGTTATATGATTTGTTCTTACTTGGAAAAAGTGATGAACTTTGGGAATCACATCAAGCACCATCTTGGGATAATGGTTTCGCTTTTCCTGATGGTCAAAACGACAGGTTTCTCATTGAGAGAAAACGTAATATGGCTAAAGAACTTTTTGACCAAGAGTATGGCGCACAGTTTACAAGTTTTGAAGGTAGGGTTTATCCTTTTGATAGGAATCTTGATGTCGGTTATTATCCTTACAATCCACATCTTCCTACTTTTTGTAGTATTGATTTTGGGTATCGTATGCCAAGTGTCGGCTGGTTTCAAACGCATTTAGTAAATGGTGAGTGGCATATAAATATGATTGACGAGATTATTCACGAAACAAACATAAAAACAGATGAATTAGCAGAACGAATTAGGTCAAAACCTTATAGAGTTACAAAATATTATGGCGACCCAGCAGGATTACAAGCACAAGGACAATCAGGCGTAGGAGATATTGAAATTTTTAGAAATAAAGGTATATTAGTAAGAACAATAACTGATAAAGCATCAAGAAGCATAACAGCAGGTGTAAATCACGTTAGAAGTTACATAGAAAACGCTAATGGAGAAAGATACCTACATTTAAATAATAATTGTATAGGTATGGCACAAGATTTAGAAAGTTACAGGTATCCTGAAGCAAAAGACAGTAAACCATTAAAACAAGAACCATTAAAAGACGGATACCACGATCACGGCTGTGATATGTTAAGATACTTTTTTATAAATAATTTTCCAATAAGAAACAGAGAAATCAAAGTGAGGCAAAGATAATGTACTATGAACAAACAGACATAATAAAAGAAAGTTTAAACAATTTAAAGGTGTATAATCATAAAGAAAGAGAAGGTTACATAAATAAACTTCTTGATTATTATAATGGTAATGCAACTTATCAATATATTTCATCAAGATTTGATTTAGAGGCTTTTAGTGAAGTTCCACCTTACGAGGCAAACATAACTAAAAAGTTTATAAACAAAATGTCTAGGATTTATACAGTAGGTGCAGATAGAAATATCAATGATAAATATCGTGATTTAGCTGTATTAAAAGATTCTAAAATGAAACACATAGAAAGAATGACACGTTTAATTGGAACTATTGCTACTAGAATTATGTATGTTGATGGCGAGATGCCTTACTTTGACTATCAACCTATATATTACTTTCACCCTTTCTTTGAAGACGATCCATTTAGACCAGTAGCATTAACATATCCTTTAATGCACCATAGTACAGATGCCTCAAATACTGATAATGCACAATATATACATTGGAATAATATGGAATACATTATTTTTGATGAAGAAGGTGCAATATTAGACCAAAAAGTACACGGATACGATACCTTACCTTTTGTTTTTACACATAGAGAACATCAATGTGACAATTTTTATGTTGATGGTGCAAATGATATTGTAAACGCTAATGAGCATATTAATATTACAATGACAGAAATGCAACTGGGTTTAAGGTTTCAAATGTTTGGACAACCAGTAGTTTCTGGTGCTGATTTAGGTAATAGGCAAAGATTTGGTTCAGATGTAATACTTGAATTACCTGAAGAAGCAACTTATGACATAAAATCACCATCAGGCGACATTGAGAAAGTTATAGAAAATGTTAAGTTTCAAATGGAGCTTGTAGCACAAAATAACCATTTATTTGTACAGTTTGCACAAGATGGTGGTGAAACACCTAGTGGTATTGCTCTAAAAATCAAAGATTTAGAAAGATTTGAGGATTATCAAGACGATTTAGCTCTTTGGACACAATATGAACACGAAATGTACCAAATAGAGCGTAAAATAGCACAATCATTAGGTATAGCTATGCCAGAGGCATTAAAACTAGACTTTAATGAGCCTGAATATCCAATGACAGTACAGGATCAGATAGCACTAGACAACCATAGACTTAACTTAGGACTTGTAAACAAAGCCGAACTAATGGTAGAATACAATAAAGACTTAACCATTGAAGAAGCAAATGCTAAATTACAAGCAAACGAATCACAAATAGAGCCACAAGATGATAACAGTCAAGTATAATATAGATTTTAAGAAAGTTTTAAAGGAATTAGAGCAAGAAAAGCTAGAAGATACCTTAAATGAAGGTGTTGCAGATAAATTTGCTAAAAATTCTTTTAAATTCATTAAAGCAGGTAAGGTAGAGCCAGAATTATCAGACAACAACCCTAGAAAAATTAAAAATAAAAGTGCAAAACCTTTATTTGACACAGGTAAACTAGCAAAAAGTTTAAAAGGTAATTCAAAAGGTATTAGTGGTGTAACTTATGCTAAAGACCACTTAAAAGAAGGTGGTTATAAATTTAAAGGTTTGCCTGTACCACAAAGAAAGTTTATAACAGCAGATTTGCCTAGTGAAAAGTCAGCTAACAACAAAATTTACAAGGAATTTCAGAAAAAATTCGTTACATTACTAAACAAACGTATAAGGAAAAAGTAATGAGCGAAGAAGAAAAAATAGAAATCCTTTTAAAGAATATAATTAATATGCACGAGAAGCTAAACATACTTATAGAGTATATGGCTAAAGACCTAACAGAAGAACAATACGAAAGACAATTTTACAAAGAAGAAGATGCTTTAGTAGAAATAGAAAAAGATACCTATCAGCAAATGTGCGATTTAATGGAAAGTAATACAATACCCTTTATGGGCATAGCATAATGGAGAATAATGGATTTTATCACAATATTGGAACAGTTTGGAATACCAGTAGCGATGACAATAGCGTTCGGATTTTTTATATGGAAACAAAACAGGTTCATACAAGAAACTCTAATGACAGAGTTAGACCAAGACTTCAAGAGGTTGGAAGGTATTATTATTAAGCTGATAGATCAGCAAAAGAAAGTACAAATGGAACAAAAAAAATTAAATGGTATATTCAAAGCACAAGTAGAAATAATAGCAAGACTTTCAGGTAACGGATTAAAAGATAAATTTCTAAGAATGATGGAAAAAGGTGGTATGAACGATGAATAAGACTAAAAAAATGACAATAGTAACGCCTATGGGTAGTATTGAAAGCGATTCAGGTAACCACTTTAATGATTTCTTAAGTATTGTTGGCGTTATGGTAATATTCTTCGTATTAAGGTATTTATTAAAAAAATACGTTAGATAGCGTTTTCAGCTTCTATAATACGCTGTTCCCACTCTTTTCTTTGACCTTTAGTAGGTTTTTTAGCAGGTAATGGTTCTATACCCACAGCTTTAGCTCTTTTCTTCCACTTATACCACTCTTTACGCTTCTCATTGTAGGTAAGTTTCTTTTTTTCCCTATCTATGATAGTTTTTATCTTAATCTTTTCTTCTTTAACAGTCTTAGGCTTAATACGTTCTGGTAAGTCCATAGGCATCTCTACATCTTCAAATACCTCAATAACCTCAGCTTCTTGTACTTCCTCTGCTTTTAAAAACTTCTCAAAAGGACTATCTATAGTAATATTGACGTTCTTAACTAATCTACCACTATGTTCTAATACAAGCCTAGCAGCCTGTACGTTGCCGTGTTTAGCTTCTCTTACCATAGAGCTAATAACAGCAGGTAACTGTGAGCCGAACTCAGTCATATACCTCTCATATATCTTATCTATAAACATAGGATCTTCACGCCAATAGGAAATAGTTCTAGGACTAACACCTACTTGAGCAGCTACTTCTTTTGTAGTAATGTCTGGATTTAGTGCAAAACACTCGATTGCGAGGACTTTAGCTGGTTTTTTTTCTGCTATTTTATTACTCATACCATAATTTACTACATTTTTGGTAGAAATTTGCAATACTTTTTTTATTTGGGATTTGGTAGAAAGAATCTACTTTTTTTGTGGAAGGGGATCTGACAAGGTTTTGCGTGCGCCTATCCTACATACACCCTATTTTAGGCAAATATACACTTTGCCTTAGTGTTACTATGCCTAGCAAATAAAGCTCTTGATTTAAGCTATTGTAGTTAATGTGATCACTATAAGAGGCGTAAAAAGGGATATATCATATATTTTACCACTTTTTAACAATTTTGAATCATAACCAATTAAATCTAAAAACCAAACAAAAAACTAAAACCAAATACTTAATTTATTGTATTATGTATATATATATAATCTTTACCAATAACGGCACGAAATCACACCTTTAAAAGACATTACAAACTAATTAAAACATATTAAAATAATTAATCTATTAACGAGAAATAAAAATAATTAAACTTTTTATTGCATTTAATATTTACTTTAATGTAAACTTTAAGTAAGAATTAACAATAATTAACTAAATAAAGGAATAAAATATTATGAGAATATATAAATATAAAAATCAAAGTTTTAAAATTGTTCAATACGGTGATGTTGTTGCGAGTGAATGGATACCAGTTAAACTTTTTGAAGTATGTGATTTAAATGGTAAAAATATATTTGGTAGTGCCTTCTTTGAATCAATAGAAGACGCAATAAAAAAATTAGAACTTTACATTAATATAATTAAATAAATAAAGAAAGGTAAATAAAATGAAAATCACAGAACACGTTAAAAGTATAGCAAAAAATATAAGTAATCCTAATCCAGAAGATTATGAAGATAACAATCCTAATGGATTTGATTATTTAGAAGATGTATTAGATATTAAATGGATTATAGATAGTAATGGTCAATATGTTGGAGCAGAATTATTAGTTGCATTTGGTGGGCCTAATATTTGGATACATACCAGAACAAATCAAGTTAAGGGTTATTGGTGGAGTGATAATGATGTTGCAGAATATGAAGATAATTTAGGCCTTAATGATGCCTGCGAAGAGTGGTTTAATTCAACAATAGGAGCCAAATAAATGAAACGTCTTATATATTTACACGTCAAAACAAAAACTAAAAATAAAACTAGAATTTCACCTCAATTATTAAAGACAAAAAACAAAAAGGAGCAAAAATGAACAAATTTAATATAACTCATAAACTAGAAATGTTAGATAAACAAGACTTAGAAGATATAATTGTTGATTTAACAAAAAGACAAACAACGTCTAAGTTATATATACTTAGAAGCATAGATGACAAAATTAATCAATCATTAAGAGGAGTTAAGCAGTCTATCTGATGAGCCTTAAATTAGGCGAAACAAGGCAGTTTTTATATTGCCTTGTCATAGACATTAATAAATAGAAAGTGAGAGTTAAAAAGAATGATTAAAGGACTTAAAGAAATAGCAGAACTAATGAGATCAAATCTATATCAAATAGATGAAGAAACAATACAAGAATTAATTGAATCAGGTGTTATATCTAAGGAAGAAGAAGAATTGTTAGTAGACTTAGAAAATGCAATAGAACTACTTGAAAATTTAAATAAATTAAAATAGAAAGTGAGAGTTAAAAAAATGAAAATAACTAAACAAGAATATTA